TGAGGGTCGCTTTGAGCAACACGTTGTAGAAGGCGAATAATCTGCTACGATTATTGCGCGGAAGTTCCGCACGAAAGAAGGAACAATGAATTCAAAAGCACTTCAAGCAATTGCAGCTTCATATGGTCGTTCTGCTGTTGCAGCAGCACTAGGTATGTATATGGCTGGTCATACAGACCCTAAGTCAATTGGAATGGCGGCACTGGGTGCAGTTGCAGGTCCAGCACTTCGCGCACTAAACAAGAAAGATACAGCTTTCGGTCTAGGCGCATCTAAGTAAAAGTTATAAAATAGGGGGCAGGGGCAACCTTGTCCCCTTTTTTCGTCTATACTTGCGACGTACGGAAAGAGGACTACATGAAATGCGATAACTGCGACAAAGACGCCCAGTACACAACTGCGGACCCAGGAGCTAGTCCTGCGAACTATTGCACTACCTGTTTGCCCCATTGGTTATCTGCTAGGGCTCTTGCAGGTCATTTTCCTTTAATGTCACCTGTTTCTGAAGATAAGCCTATAAAGAAGAAAACATCTGCCGCTAAGAAAGCGGACTCAGATGAAAATAATTAAAAGACAAGCAATACAAGCTTATCCTGTTCCAGACAAGTTAATGCCTATTAGAGGACCATTTTCTCCAGAATTATTGGCTGAACCAAAAATAGTTTATGATTATGAGTCAGCGTATAATGAAGATGGTGGAGATTTTGCACAAGGCTCTACTGTTCAAAATAATTTTAATCCTCCCAAATACTTGCGCTGCAAGGTCTGCTTAGTTAGAGTTTTGAAAACTGAGACCGAGCTTCATAGTTGTGAGGAATAATGGCAGCTAATCGCGAAGAACTAAAACGCTTAATGTCTGATGCGTTTCAAGAAAGTAAAGAAATCCATTCTTGGGATAAAGAACAAGCACTTATTGAATTAGAAAATATTCAACCTGACCAAGATGTAACAGACCTTGATATCCAAGTTCCAAATGATGTTCTTGAAAATAGCGCTAGTAGTCTTTCTGATGTTGGGTTTAGCACTGAATCGGCTCCAACTCAAAAACCTGCTCGCCCACGCGCCTTAGCAATTGCATATAACTCAAATACTAAAGTTATTTATATTGTCTTTAGAGACAATACTTGGTGGCAATACAATGACGTTGGAACAGATGTTTGGTTAGGGCTATCAAGTAGCCCCTCCACCAATGACTATCTTCCAGTTTTAGAAAACTCATGTTCCTTTCATGGCCCTGCCCAGCTCATTGACATGTCGGCTGCTGCCATGGCTCAGTTAAGCGGTATTTCTCAAATAGCTAGTAGGCTACAAAAAAGCTAATATGAAAACACTCGGGCCAACATACGTAGGAACACTTCGCTACTACCACAAAAAGCTTTTGCCAGTACTTGAGGTAGGCACTACACAAGAAACTGAGATGCCTTACCGAAAAGGTAAATGCCTAGTTTTTAGGCTTCCATTTACTACTCCAGGTTTTTACTTAGGGCTCTTTTACCATACCCCTGAAGTTTTGTGGGAAGATGATGAGAAGATTGATGCGCTATTATCTGAGGCTATGAGGTCTAGAGTAGCGTGGACACCTGAAGATGGGAGGTTTGATGAAACTTTTTAAAAAGTCTGAGCCTTGGACAAAACCTTTTTCAGAAAAAGTTTCTAAAAGAGTTTCTAGGATTCCTACAGGAGAATTAGAAATGTGGACAGACCAAGCCATATACGAAGTAGGTCGTTGTCTATCTGGTTATCAAAAAACGCATGATGAGGTCTATTTAAGTGAAGCTAGACAAGGTGCAGAGGCTCTTCATGCAGTTGTAGAAGAGTTATACAAAAGGATGACACGCCCTATTGGGTAACTAGGTTTTTCTATATCTTTGTTATACTATATCTGCCTCTCTTCTCTCCCCGTAGTGGCAACAATGAGCCTGAGTTTAACGACTTGGGCTTATTGTTTTAATTTAGACTAAGGACTCATATGGAGAATCTATTAGATGATGAAGATGAGTTTATTCCTGATGAACAGGAAGAAGATTTACCACCTGAAGACGAAGAAATTGAACTTGATGAGCTATCTAAAGAATTTGTAAAAAAAATAGTTGACCGTTGCATACAGTTTCAAACAGCGCTCGTAGGTCATGAGCTTCATCCCTATCAAATGCCACTTGCTAGGCGAATTATTGAATCCATTTTAATTAACGATGGAGAAGAAATTACGGCTCTTGCAGCCCGTCAGTCTGGTAAATCAGAAACTATTGCTAATACTGTAGCTACACTTATGGTACTTCTACCTCGCCTTGCAAAAATGTATCCAGACTTACTTGGTAAGTTTTCTGGCGGTATATGGATTGGTATGTTTGCACCAGTTGAAGGTCAGGTAGAAACGTTATTTGGCAGAACGGTAAACCGTCTTACATCTGAACGAGCATTAGAAATTTTGGGTGACCCAGAGATTGATGACTCTTTAGGAAGAGTGCCAGGAGTTACAAGGCAAATCAAACTTAAAAACTCAGGCAGTAGCCTAATGATGATGACAGCTAACCCTCGTGCAAAGATTGAATCTAAGTCTTTTCATCTTATCGTTATTGACGAGTGCCAAGAGGCAGATGACTTTGTAGTATCTAAGTCTATTTCTCCTATGTTGGCTTACTACTCAGGAACTATGGTTAAAACAGGAACCCCAACCACACATAAAAATAATTTTTATAAGTCAATTCAACTTAATAAACGTCGCCAAACTACGCGCGGTAAAAGGCAAAACCACTTTGAATGGGATTGGCGCGACGTGTCAAAGTGCAATCCTAATTACGCTAAATTTATAAAAAAAGAAATGCTACGAATTGGTGAAGAGTCTGATGAGTTTCAGATGTCTTACTGTTGCAAATGGCTTTTAGAACGAGGCATGTTTGTAACATCCAATATTATGGATAAGCTAGGCGATACTTCACAAGAAATTGTTCGTGCTTGGCACCGTACCCCCGTTGTTGTTGGCATTGACCCTGCCCGTAAAATTGACTCCACTGTTGTAACCGTTGTGTGGGTTGACTGGGATAGACCTGATGAATTTGGCTACTACGACCATCGTATTCTTAATTGGATGGAAATACAGGGAGATGATTGGGAAGACCAGTACTTTCAAATTACTAAGTTTTTAGAAAACTACGACGTCATGTATGTTGGTATTGATGCTAATGGTGTTGGAGATGCGGTTGCTCAAAGAATGAAACTTCTTCTTCCAAGAGCAGAAGTTGTAGCTATAGGAAGTAGCCAACCAGAACAGTCAAAGAGATGGAAACATCTAAAAGCTCTTATTGACAGAGAGATGATTGGTTGGCCTGCCCATGCTAAGACCCGCCGAACTAGAACATGGAAACGCTTTTATCAACAGATGACTGATTTGGAAACTAAGTTTACGGGACCTAACTTTTTGGCTAAAGCTCCCGATGAAGCCCATGCCCATGATGATTACGCAGATAGTTTGGCAATAGCCTGTTCTTTAACCATGGAGATGACAATGCCTCAAATAGAAGTGTCTTCATCCCCATTTTTTAGATAGTTGGTCGTTTAGGCTGAAATTTGACCCAAGACAAGTCAAACTTTTACATGAAGTACTTCACACTTTAGGAGTTATAAATGACAATTGCACCAGACCCAAAGTTCCCAGAACGTCCTGGCACTGTTTATGACCGCAAGTTGTCTCCAGCTACTGCTGGACAACGCGGACCTCTTCGTTTTGAAGAAGGAATTGCAACAGACACAGACGTTCCACAGGAATTCACAAAAGGCGCCATGCAAGGATATGTTCCTGCACCAGGACGCCCAAATCGTAATCAAAATGTTTTTGAGAAACTACCAGAAGAAACAATGCGCGAACGCGCACACGTTGGTTCTGCTGCATGGGTAGAAGCTCCATCACATCTTTCTGAGTTTGCTGCTGGTGGTTTTGCAGACCACGGTGATAACCGCATTGAAGAAGTTATGCGTAATGGTTCTCATCAACAAGCAGGCAATGCTGCAGTCGTAAACGACTAACTAAAAAAAGGTTCCTGCTCTCTGTACAACCCCACCGTCGTCAGGGAGCAGGGCTATTCTTAGGAATTAATTATGGCACTAATTACAGGTAAAGAAGTTAAGAAGGCTCCTCATCAAGAGCCAGCTAATCCAAAACTTTGGAACATGATTACAGCCCAAGCTGGAGCTAAATTCTCTAAAAACTCTCCTGCTCGTGGTCACTGGATTCACGCTAAATATAATCAAATGGGCGGCCAGTTTGTAAAGTCTAAAAAAGAAGTTGACCCACGTTTTCGCGATTACGTGCAAGAAGAACGCGACAAAAAAGAGTCTTTACAAAAGAAAAAAGTAACTAAAGATATTGGCCGTAACCTCATCAAAGGCGAACGCATCCTATAAAAGTGTGTCCGCTTGTAAAGAAGTAGAGATTTAGTGGTACCCTTTAGCCCTTATGGAAAGAGGTAATTTGTGAGCGGTATGGATTTTTCCCCACCGAGCTATCGCGCAGCCTCTTCTGACCTTACAATCTCCATATCCCCTTTGGGACT